AAAGCGAAAATATTTCCGCCGATGCGCTCGCGGATGGTGGGTTCGTAGGCACGCACCTCCGAGCCATCACCAACCCCAGCCGGTCGCGATGGCTGCGCAGCCGTCACAATTTCAAAACCTGGCGGCGGCGGGGGCACTGCCGCTTGCTGCGTCGGGATGATTTCAAAGCCTGGGGGCGGTTTCGGTGTCATTGCGCGGGCACCCATTGGCTACCGTTCCACTCGATGACTTGGCCTTGTGCGTTTCGCGCTCGAATAGGCGCGCCGCCTACGCCGCTGGGGGCTGGCTGCTGGCCTTCCCCGCCCTGCGGCTTGTAGAACGTGCCGCTGCGCATCTGCGTGGCGCGGTCCCGGTTAAAGGCTAGGCGCCGTTCGGCTGCGGCGCGGGCTTTGCGCAAGATGTTGTCCCGAGCTTGTTGCGGAAGTTCTGCGGAGCCCTGGATTTCGAGCAAGATTTTGCGTTCGCCTTCGGTCGGTGCGCCGCCGAATATGGCTTTCAGCTGCCGTAGCGCGGTTTCCGTCACAGCCTGATTGAGTTCGCGTGTTGCTATGCCTGCGTCACTGCCGAATTGGCTAGTGATCCATGCGCGCTCGTTGGCCGTGGCGCCATCGTAGGCGCTCTTGCTCAGCTCCAGAGCCCGATCTAAGTTCATGATCGCTTCTTCAGTGCTGGCCACAAGCTCGTCAGCTTCAAGGATGGCTTTCTTATCCGTTGCGGTCAGCATTTGTTGGTCTTCGCGCGGCAGCTTGCCTGTCAAAATGAATGAGCGCCCCGCGTCAGAGTTCGGATCAAGCCCGTATTGCTTCGCCAGTGTTGCACGCTCCTCTGCCGTCATTTCTGAGACGCTTATCTGCCCGCGCTTCTGATTGTTGAGGAAGCCCAAAAACTCCGGGTTTTCCTGACTGTATCGGAAGTTCGACTGCTCCGGGGTTGGCTTAGGCTGCTCCGAATTGTCGATGATGACGCGGCCGTTGGCGTCGATGATCTTCTGCCCAGGGTTCACGGTCATCGTCTTGGGCGCAAACATCTGCCCAAGCTTCAGCCGCAGCAAATCCGGGTTGGCCATCGTGGCGTCAATGTCCTCGGGAGACACGCCATTGCGCGCGAGGAAGTCCCGCGTCTGGTTGATAGCCGTGCGCCGGTCGCCTTCTGCCTTCACAGCACGCGCTCCCGCGCCAAGAGCAGGTAGCAGCGCGCCGCCGCCTTGTCCCATACCGGCCAGGAAGGTTGCCAGATCGTCAAAGCCTGACGATGCCGGGGCCGCGTGTGCGGTCTGCTGTGGAGCGGGTTGCGGCGCGGGAGCGGGCGTGGCAACGGGTTTTGCCGCCAACGCGCCGAATGCGGGCCTCTGCTGGGGCGGCTGTGTCAGGCCGTTTAGGATGTCCTCAAAGTATGCCATCGGTGCGCCCTCAAATCAGCTTCAGGCCAAAGCCCATGGACTTCGACTTGCCGCTGGACTGCCCCTCGCTCTGCTGACCAAGCCGCGCGGCCCCGAACAACAGCTCCGCAATCTTGGCTGACTCTTCGTAGGGCAGGTTTTTAAGCTGCTCTTCGAGGTTCAGAATTTGCGTCGGGCCAAAGCCTTTGGCTTCAAGCGCAGCTTTGTTGAACTCCAAACCGCGTGCGCGAATGTCGTTTGTCGTGGTGGCTGCGGTGCGGTTCAAGTCCAAGACGTTCTGCGCCGTGGTGTTGGCTGCCCCGTACAAATTCCCGGCTGCCGCATCGGTGCGTGCGCGTTCACGGTTCAACTGATCGACCAGAATGGGCAACTGCGCTTGCGTCACGCCGCGCGCCGTCGTCTGCATGTCGTAGCCAGAGCCGTCGCGGCCCGCCGCTGCAAACGTGGCCCGATTGCGGTTCGCCGCTTCATCGCCCACCTGCGTCAATAGCTGCTGAATGTAGGGATCATTGCCGATGTCTTGGTTTTTGCCGTCGGCCACGTCCGCCATGCGGCGCGTGTAGTCAGCATAACCCTGCTGTGCGATGGGGGCCGTGCTGTCGAGCCTGTAGCCAAGCGCAAGCTTCGCATTTTGCGCAATGCGGGTGGCGTTCGGGTCGCCCTTGTTGGCGATGTCGCGCAGTTCCCCAAAGGCGTCCTGTTGCGCGGGCGTGGCGCCGGTCGCCTGCGTCGGGACGCTTGACAAGAAATCCTTGATGGGTGCAACCGTCGGCGCCCAGGGGTCGGTCTTGCTCGACTGCTGCTGTTTGGTCTTCTGAGACCCCATGGAAAAGCTCATTGCAGCGTCCTCCGTTCAAAAATCCGTTGCCCGCGGTCCATACCCACAAACTGCGAGCCTGGAACAAGCCGTTGCCAGCCTTCCTTGCCGGCAAACAGCACCCGAGATACGCCCTCTTTCTTGGCGTAGTCGGTGATGGTTTCCGCAAAGGTCTTGGCCCATTGCCAGACTTGCCGCCCCGCAAGCCCGAACACAGCCACGGCGTTGCGGTCATTCACGCGCTCGGTAAAGGCAATCGCCATGGGATGCATCCCCTTCATCACAATCCACATGAGCACCGTGCGATCGCGCAGCCGGTCCATGAGTTCATCGCGGTCCATTTCAGGGGCAACGGCAATGCCGCGCTCAACGAGCGGTTCACAGCGCGCAATGACATCGGCGCAGAGATCCGGCGGCACGCAGTAGATCAGCGGTTTTGTCATGCCCAAGTCCCTATGCTGGTGTTGGCGCCTGATGGTCCAATCGGATAAATCCGCATGTAGCTGCCCTGCTCTGTCGAGTAGGCCCCGCCTGGTGCGGCCGACAGCGTGTATTGAGGAACGAACGTGCCGCCAGCGTTGACCGACAGTGTGCCGCGCACTTCAAACCGGAATTGCGTGCTTGCTGTTGTGATAGAGGCCAACAGGGCCAGCGATGACAGCGCCTCGCGGTGCAGGATGAGCGCGGAGACCGCAGATCCCGGCGCGGCGGCCGCGCTCGTGTACAGCGTCGAGTACGAACTGGCATTGAACGTCGCCGTGCCGCCAAACCCCATAGAGATGTTGTGCGATGTCGTGCCCGCTGATTTGGTCAAAGTGGCCACGATCTCGAAGGCGTACACCGTCGAAGCGGCCAGCGTGCATCCCACACCGAAAACGCTTTGCGTCGCGGTGCTGTTGGCGCCCGCCAAGTCGGTATTCAGCCGGAACACCTGCTCGACAGGCAACAGCCCAGCCGGTGTGCCGCCATAGGTCAACACGCCGCTGCCTTCGACAAACTTGGCCGACAGCGCGGCTAGGTCGGTCTCCAGCACCCCAACGCGCTGTTCATTGCGCCGGATTTCAGCGTTGATGCGTGTCTGACTTGTTTCGCCTACGGCAAGGGTCATTGGTCCCCCTGCATACGTTTGCGAATGGCAGCCTTTAGGCGTTCTTGATCCATGGCCCCAGCTAGTAGGGCTGGGCGGGAGTCGGCATTAGCCGCAAGAAGATTTGCACTGTCAGATTTAGCAGGGTCAAAAGCTGCGTTGACACTGCGGATGTACTCAGGCTTTAGCGGTATGTATTGCGTTTGAGGGCCCCCAAGGTCCGCCATCTCTCTAATCTGCACTTGGTCATAACCCTGACGCCGCGCTTCGTCGTATAGTGTGGCGTACTTTCCAGCGGGCGGATGGTCTACGCCAAGGGCGGCAGCAAGGTTGTCAGACACCCAGCCGAATGACCCGTCAGGCCCTTTGTCGCTGACGACAAGAGGCTTTTCAGCCTTCGCGTATAGCGGGTAAATCATAGGGTCGCCGCCTCCCTTTAGTCCGTAGTTTTGAGAGTTGGCGTAAATATCAGCAATGTCTGGGTTGTCTGTCAGGTAAACGTTGCGCCTTGTGCCGTTGCCTCTTGTCCCCGGCTCAAATTCTTGGAAGTCCTTACCCGTCCCATGATACAGAACCCTATCCGTATCAAACCCCATGTCTCTTGCACGGGCCAACCTTGCCTCTTGGCTCATATCTAGAGCCCCTGCTATTGCAGGGCGGGAGTCGGCGTTGGAGTAGAGCCCGCCGTCTATGACCTCGATGTCAGGACGCACAGGCTTGGCTTTATAGGCATTGACATCGCCAGGAACTCCCGGCTCATTGGCCAACCTGTTCGGACCGCTAAAGGCCCCATATGTGTCAGGCCCATCCGGATAGAGCATATTGAGTGTGCCGTCCGGTTCTTCCCAGAACGGCGCATTGCTGAGGTCTTTGCCTTCTCTCGTGCTCATGCCAAATCGTTGCCAGATGTCCATGTCTGACATGGGGCCGATAACTGGCGTTTCGTGCGGGTAGCGGATAGACCTGTAAGCCGCCTGACCGTAATCCTTAACGCCAGTTGGGATCATGTCAGCGGTTGAACTGATGCCGCGCTGCGCAAGGCTACGCTCTAGGGCCATGGCAGGGCCGCCGCCAGCGAACATAAAGCCCGCCAAGCCGAGCGCTCGGCTTGGTATCTCTTCCGGCGCCATCTTGCCCGTATACGCATCCCCGACCGCTGTAAGAGCGTCTGCACCTTCTGAGACTATAGGCGGCACTTGCCACCCGCCACCGGTGGGATCTCCACCGGTGATAGGCTGCCCCGCCCCTGCCCTGTTCATCGGCACGCTGGTTGACTGAGGGAATTGATACGGGGAAATACTGCCAAGTAGGGCGCTTCCCAGCCGCGCCGGTGCAGTGGCTACCCCTAATGCAGTTTCGCCCCAAGTCTGTTCGGGCTGCACGTACGCAGGCGCAATCAACTGGCCAAAGTCATCGTAGCCGTTGCCAACCTCATCAACGCGCGTCACGCTGGCCGCGTCGATCGCTTTTCGAGGGTCGGCAATGAGGCGCGAATAAAAATCAGTCATCAATACCTCCCAGCCTTGCGAAATTCAGGGTGCACGCCCGTTGCAAAGCTCCAGGCGGTTCCGGCCGGAATGCGCAGCCGGGCGCGGGCGTAGCGCGCGTTTTCAAGAACGAAAGCGTTGCCGTCTTCGTCCATCTCTGCTTCAGAGCCATCGACGGCTATTTCCGACAGGCGGCCCCTGCCGGATACCGCCACGAAGCCGTGCGCCGCGTCCGTCTCTGGCCGCAGATTGTTGATCTCGATACGGGCGCCGGAAACCTCCTGCTCAGGGGTCTCCAACACGGCCTCAAGCGGGCTACCCGACAGAAACCCCACAGCGTTCGTCGGGCCGCAGATCGACAGCGCCGGCAGTGTCGCGCTGGAAATGGCATCCAGACTGAACGGAAGCTCATCGAGAGACCCGGCCACCAAGCCGCCGCTCGTGTACGTCCCGGAGAACGTGGAGCCCTGAAGATCGAATGTCGTGCTGCTGATCACAGTGATTGTCCAACTGCCGTTTGCAGCCGTCACGCCGCCCACGCCAGAAATCGTCTTGTAGTCTCCCGTGGTCAGTCCTGACGTGTCCGATACCGTGATGCGGATCAGCCCTGAACCATTATTGGCCGCGCCCGTGATGGCGAGCGCACCCGGCGCAATCGCGTCCAGCGCTTCGAGCGTCAGGCCGGGACGTGACAGCGTGGCGATAAACTGCCCGGCAATGGTGATCGGAGACCACCTGTTGAGCAGGTAGTTGTAGGCCAACAGCTGGTCGAATTGCGCGGCGCCAGCAGCAACATCGCGGTAGGACCACAGCACCACGCCCGCTTGAGGATCAGCCGCAGCAATGATGTATTGCGGCGCGGCCAAGTCGGCAGATGCCACGAAAGTCCTGCTTACGCGCTCTTCACCGATCTCGGTGATTTGACCGTCAATGGTCAGCGATACGAAGCCGCGTGTCGTATAGGCAAAGATACGATTGCTCGCGGTCGTTACCGCATCAGCCCCAATAACACCGATCTTTTCTGCGATGCGGTCGATGTCAAAAACGATGTCGGAGCCGTTCGCATAGATCATGCGGCGGATTTCGGTGTCTTGAAGGATCACGCCTAGCTCACCCCCGACAATGGCGCGCGGGATGCCGCCGGACGGCAAGTCTTGGAAGTCGCTGAAATTCGTACCCGGTGTCCAATTGGTCGTGTCGTTCAGGCCGCTCCACTGGATGCGATAGGGGAACGACAGCAGGTCACAGAGCACGAGAAACCGATTGACCACGGCGATGTTGCCCGCTTGCGGCGGGGAGCCCGGCGCATTCGCGAACGCCGTCGAGGATGTCAGGTCAAACCGTTGCAGCACCGCGTTGCGCTGCGTGGCGAAAACGAAGTTGTTGAACTGGACAAACTTCCAATTGCGGTCTGCGTCCACGTTCGTGTACGAGCCGCCGCCGACTGACACATCTGTCCAACCCAATGTCGTGTTGTCCAGCTTGTAGAGCTTGGTTGCGGTGCCTGCGAAGATGGTCACGGTCGCGTCCGCGTTGCGCGCGAAGAAATAGCCCCGGCACGGCCCATCAAGCGGCTCGGCGTAGCCTTCCAGAGCCTGCACAGGGCCGTAGCCGTCCGAACGCGGCAATACGTTTTCGAGCATCGACGTGTAGTCTTTGTTCAGATCGGCCACGTCGGGCCGGTATTCTCCGAACGCGAGCAGCGCCATCAGAAGTCCGTGGGCGTTACCACCCACCCTCCTTGCTGCTGCTTCGTGGCCGTGCGGCTTCTCAGGCGTGACAAGGCATCGTCTGCCGCTCCCGAGGCGATCTGCGCTCGTTCAGGATCCACAATCACATGGGCGAACAACTCAAATAGAGCGCGATACCGGATCAGGTTCGCGGCATCCGTCATCCATGGGTTGCCCGTTTCGTCGTCGGCTGCGGGCGCGGCCGTGTTGCGCTGGCCCGCGATGCGGACGGTGTAAACGCCATCGGGGATCGGATAAAGGCGCAGCCGGCCGTCATAGACGGTATAGAACCGCGGCTCGCCTGTTTGCGTCGATTGCGCGGCCCAATCCTCGATCAGTGCCGGTTCTTCCCAGAGCAGCGGCTTGACCTGGTTGTCCTCGATTTCGAGCGTGACATATTCGATCTTTTCGAACACCTGGAGGTATGTGCCGGTCCCGCCATCGTAGAACTCGGTGTCAGCCACCGTGTCAAAAGTCAGCTCGCGCGAGACATTGAACCAGAACCGTTCGCCCTGGTAATGGTCGATTGCGGTCGCGATGGCCTCGGCTATCTGCGTCTGGATGTTGCCCCGGCGTGTCTCGCGGGCAATCCGATCTTTCATGATGCCGAGTGTCGTCATCGGAGCCCCCTTACAATGGTAGAACCCTAGGGCACCAGAGCACCCTAGGGCCGTGTGTGTGGGCCGTTAGCCGTTGGGCGGATAGTAGCAAATCAGCACGACAGCGCTGCCCGCCGTGGCCGCCGTGCCGCTAAGCGCGGGCGTGCAGGTGAAGTACGTGTCGGCTGACAGATACCAAGTGTTGACGCCCGTAGCCGTGGCCGCCTCGTCCAGCGTGACGAATGCCTTGGTGCCAAGCGCAAGGTCGGTGCCGTATAGGTCATCGTCCGCCGTCGTGCCGATGTCGAGCACGTTGGACGTGCCCGCGTTAAAGGCCGTGTTGACGTAAACGCCGCTGATGGCGTTGATGATCTGCGAGCCTGCGGGAATTGCGTTGTTGAACGGAACCGCGCGACCATTGTCCGCAAACGTGATGTCGGCACGGATGCAATGCACAACACTGAGCTGCGTATTGCGTGCGTTCGTGCCCGCTGTGTTGGTAGGCATAGGATTGATCCTCCTGTCAGGTTAGGCCGCGCGGGCTGCGTAGGTGGAGACAACGACGGTTCCGAAATCGGCGCTGTTGAAACGGCACTTCTTGAGACCAGCAATCGTCCATGCGCCGACTTCCAGCTCGCGGTCGTGGTCCTTGAGCAGTTCGGACCAGCGGTAGGTCATGGACGAGCCGCCGTTGCCCACGCCCATAGCGGCCGCCTGGGCACCGAGCAGAACCGCGCGGCGAACGGTCGTGATGGCCGCGCCCGAGGCCGAGTTCACACCCTGTGTGATGTCCTGCGATGCGCGCAGAATGACGCCGTTGTATTCCCCGAGTGCGCCCGTATAGAGCGGGTTTTTCGAGACATCGACGCCAGAATAGCTGAATTTGGTGATGTCCTGCCACTGGCCGGTTGCGGTGTTGGTGCGCAGAGAGGTCACTTGCGAGACATCTAGATACATCATGTATTTCGGCTGGCCACCGACCGAGACCGGGCGCACCATGTTGTTGCCGGTCATGGCGATTTCCTTCGCGCGGTCGATGAGCGACAGCACGAACGTATCAGCGTTGGTCAAGCCCTGGTCGTTGGTCGCGGTGCCCGCCCAAATCTGGCGGCCCGACGAGGGTGCTACGACCGTGTTGTAGCCGGTGAACTTCGGACCAGACGACAGCGAGACCGTGTTGGCTGGGGTGTAGCCGCAGACATGGTTGAAGAACCACAGCGACTTGCGGTCCTTGAACCAGTCGCGTAGGCTGTCCTTGGCCTCCGAGCGCAGATCGAACGGCACGCGCTGTGCGTCGATGGTGTTGTCGGAACGGGTGCGCACCGTGTTGCCGAGTTCGTTGATCACGATGGCGTCGCTGAAGATCGACAGCGTCTCGCCGTTGCCTTCGGCCTTTTCGCCTTCAGTGAAGCCAGCGCCCGTCAGTCGGGTACGAAGGCCATACGTGACCTGGTCGCCGCGCTTCTTGCTGAAATCGGTCTTGCGGTGAATAACGCTGTCGGCGCTTTCGCCAATCAGCTTCTCGATGTCTGACGTGTCGCGCTCGGCTTGCGTCAGTTCTTTGGCCCACATTTTCTGAGCCATGGCGTCATTGACTGGGAATGTCGTAGACATGCGGAATTGTCTCCCGGTTTGCGTTCTGCCGTTTTGGATTTGCCCAGGTGACGCCCTGTGCGCGGCGGAACGGTCTTTCGTGACCGGGAACGCTGACCTATTATGCGCGGGTCAGATCGCGGAACGGCGTGACGGGCCGGGAGCGGTCGGGAGCTGGGGGCCTCTAATCATCCCCAGCTCTTTTCGGCGTTAAGGACCCGACACGCAAACAGATGGACTGATTTGCAGATCGTGGCAACCTCACGGCGAAAGTGTGAGGGGTGTTAGCCTCCCCTCAGCACCTTATCCCATGCGTGACGCCCATGCTTGCGAATGTACGCATCGCGCATAGCCATGCTCTCAGCTTCACCAGCACTCAGGTAGGCATTCAAGTTAAATCCGTCGCTGGCGCCGCCCTCTCCCGCCCCACGCAGCGATGCACTCGCCTTGCGCCCGTTTTCGAGGCGTTCGATCTGCTGTGCTGCTTCCTGCAAGGCGTTCGGTGCCGCTGCTGCTTTCTTCGTGAAACCGCGCGCCGTGGCAATACGGAAGATGGTTTCAGCGGCAGACTTGCCAGACTTGAGCGCAGCTTGCACAACTTCGCGGGCCTCATCCTGCAACATTCGGTCCCGCTCGCCCTTGTCCCATCCAAGGGCTTCTAGCTCTGCATGGCGCTGCTGCACAAGGAAGCTGAAAGCCTCGGTAAATGCTGGTTCGGTGGCCTTGAAGCGCTCAATGTCCTGCATGAACGCGCGTTGCGTGCGCTCTTCTGCCGTCACGCTCTCCTGCTGCTTGACCTGCTGCTGGACCTTGGCCAGCCGAGCATGGGCCTGCTTCAAGGCCCCGAAAATATCCACTTCCGGGTCAATGTCGGGTGCGTCCGCGAGGTCGATGTCCTTCGGGTCTGCCTTTTGCTGCGGATTGGCCGCTTCTGTGAGGATGGCCAGCCGTTCCTTGGCTGCAATCAGGTGCTCGCGATACTGCTGCGCTTCTGCCTTGGTCTGCTTCGCGGTCTCTTTGACACGCAAATAAGCCGACTTCGGCACGAACTTACCCGTTTTTGGATCGCGGGCCGGTGCGTCTGCGGCTTCCTCTCCTTCGAGGTCAAAATCCTCGTCGTCACCGTCTGCGGCCTGCTGCTGCGGCTCGTTCTGTCGTGCCGGGGCGGGCGTCGGTGCTTCAAAGCCCTTGGTTCCCCGGCTTTCGAAATAGGCGCGCTCGGCTGGCGACATGGTATCGCCTTCACCGATCTCAATCTGCGGCGTTGCGGCCGGTGTGGACGTGCTCAGTGCGGTTTCAGTGCTCACGGCATGGCTCCATTGGTCAGTCCGCCCGGCAGTGCCAGCCCGCTTTGCGGGAGCACGCCACCAGGGGCGGAGGTTTCAGGCATCGGGGCTGCTTCCTGCTGCCCCAACTCAGGCAATTGGCGCGGCGGTTGCGGGGCTTGTTCGCTTGCTCCCATGATCGGCTGGCCATCGTCTGAAATCATTGGCTTTGTGCCGAACCCGAGCGCCGTCATGGCCGCTTGAAACTGCGCCACTTCGACGGCGCTGCGCTCGCCGGCAGCTTTGGCCAGCGACAGCACAGCGCCCGCCGACTTGCTCCGAGCGCTGGCTTCCTTGTCGGCAACTTCGGCCTCTTGCGCGCGCTGTTGAAGCTGCTGTTGCTGCTCTTGCGCCGGGTCTGGCTTCGACGCCATGTCGCGGAACGTCTGCACCAGCTTCGCCGGGAGCCCTGGCACGTAGTCGAGCAGCACGTTGATGTGTTCCGGTCCAACCATGCCCGCCTGCATCAGCGGCGGCAGAAGGATTTGGATGGACGCCCAAATCTTTTCTTTCGAATTCGGGCTCGTCGGCGCATCGCTGACCACAACGTCATATTTGCCCATAACCTTGTCGCGGATGAGCGGGATCGCCTCCTGCGTGTCCTGGCCTGCAATGCGGATCAGGCGGCCATCGGCCAAAATGGTCTGGATGTAATGCAACCGAACTTGTCCGACGCGCTGGCGGAACGTCGCCATGCTGTCAAACAGCGTCGCGAGGATCGTCATGGCCGCTTGCTTGCGCTGGCTTTCGAGGATGCCCGCTTGATCGCGGTTGGCGAGGCCCATGAGTTCGAGGTTGATGCCCGTCACTTCGCTAAACATCTGGTCGGTGATCTGGATAAGGTTGAGCACGCCGGACGAAAAACCCTGTCCAGGCTTGGCCATGATCTTGCCCTTGGCGACGGTGCCGGGGTTGACGACGGTGATGGCATCGGGCCGGGCGTAGGTGCGCTGCGCTTCCGCGATGTCTGCAAAGGCGTCACTTTCCGCTATGATGCCGCCCTTGGCCGTCGCATTGATGATGTGCATCATCTGCGCGAAAAATTTGTTGCCCCACACTTGCGGGTCGCGGATGTCACGGACGAGACCTGACCAAGTGCCATCTTCGTTGGGCTCCCAGGTCACGCAGTTGAACGTAAAGGCGCTTGGGCACGGCGCCGGGCCGGTGTGCAGCAGTTTTGAGCCTAGAAACGCCTGCTTGTAGACCCTGCGGCGCATTTTCGTGCCGGGCCACTTGCCGTTCGGGCTCAAGTTGCCATAGGTCCGCTGCGCTTGGGCGTACTCATCAACCGTCAGATCAACCACGCGCTGCGCTGACGGGTCTGTGATTGCTTGCGGATTGGCCGCGCGGTAGTAGGGCTCATATTCCCACCACTGCACCTGCACGAGCGTGACCATTTTCTTGGGGTCATCCTCGTCCATGGACGTATCCACGGTGGCGTCGCTGTGCTCGGCCTCTGCCGATTTGCCTTCCGTCTGATAGATGTTTGAAGCCCACGCGGCATCAAGGTCCGCGTTGACGAACTTCTCGTTGGTCAGGCCCTCGATGATCCGGCGCGCATCAGCCAAGCGCATCCGGCGAATACGGGCCACGCGTTTCGCGTCCAGCAAGTTTTGGTCTCGCGCTTCCCGGTCCCATATCATTTCACACGGATGGACGCGAGTTTCTTCATACGCCCCTTCAGGATCGTCGTCGTAGCTAATGAGGGCTTCCGTCCAGCCCATGCCGCAGATCGTGCTGTCCCGGAACGCGCGCGACTGGTGGCGGGTCGCATAGCAGCTATCTTCCATCCACTTGGACGCATCAGACAGCACCTCGTTTGCCTTCACTTCCCCGATGCTATCGAGTTCGCGCGGCAGATAGGCCGTTTCCATGCGGTTGTTTGCTTCAATGCCGCAGATCGCCCGCACATATTTGTTCGTCTTGTTGAACGTGACCACGGGCCGCCGCTCGTCTTTGAGCTTGCGCCGGTCTTCTTCGCTCCACTGACCGGGGCCGATGGCGAACTTGAAGTCTTCATGGGCCTGTTTGCGCCATGCCGCGCTGTGATCGATGTCGTCGGTGATGCAATCGACCAGCATCTTGAACAGGGCATCGCCCGTCTTGCCATCGGTCCCGGTCTCGTACATGGCTTAGACCTCTGCTTTCATGTTGTGGAGGCTGCCAGAGCCGGAACGAATGGCGGCTTTGGTGAGGATCACGGCCAGCGTGTCACGATAGGACGCCATGCGGCGCTGGACTTCGGAAAGGACCGACGCGACGACATGAATGTCGGCCATGTCGATCTGCTCTTGCAGGAGGTTGATCCACTTGTCGTGGGCTTCCTTCATGCCGAGAAGCACCAGCTCGTCACGGGAGAGCTTGTTCTGGTCCAGTTCGACAAAGGCGCCCTCGGGGGCGATGCGCTCCATGGGATTATCTCCGCAGACCGCGCAAGGCGCTGGCAGAGATCGTGGTGCCCGTCGTGTTGATGCGCACGGCGCCCAGGTTGATGCCGCTGGAAGCGGTCAGCGTGTAAACGAGGTCCGTCCCGTTTTCGAGACGGACGGACACGTCGCCGGCCGCGTTCGTCCAGATGGCATCGGCGGGCGGGCTAATGTCGGCATCCAGCGTAATGGCGAAGTGCTGGCGGTAGGGTTCTTCGACAACGTAATGGCCGCGCTGTGACATGGTGTGGTCCTCTCGTTTAAGCGCTCATCCAAGAGCCGCTGTCCGTTGAAATCGTCCGCTGGTGCGGGTTGTCTCGTGGGTAAATCCCGCCAGCCAGCGACAGAAGGAACGCATCCGCGATGTTCGGAGATGCCACGCCACGCTTTTTGAGGTCTGCCTTGCTCTCAACCACGCGCTTACCCAAATGGGTGAAGTCGTAGGTCGGCGCGGTCAGTTCTGCGATGAGCTTTTCGATCAGCTTGCTATCGTTCGGGTCAAAGAACTCTTTCGGGATGTGGCACTTGCGGTCAGCAAACCACGCGCGGCCACGGAACCAGAGTTCATCACGCAAGCGGTGATCTTCATCGCTGATGGACGGGGTTTCGGCCACGTTGCAGCCGCGTACCGTATAGGCGCATTCCGAGCCCGGCAATCGCAAGATGTCATAGACGCTGGCGCCAACACCGATCACGTCCACAACGATCTCGCGGGGGCGCTCATGCAAGGGCGTGGCGCGATAAAGCGACTGGATGCGGCCCGCCACCTGTGCCCCGTCAAGCCCGTGCCACTCTTTGAGGCCCAGGATCGTATTACCCTGCCTCATGCACAGCGCCGTGGTGTCGTCGCCAAATCTCGCGACATCAAGCCCCCAAATCGGCCAGACGTTTGAGGGGAGCACATCGCGGCCACGGGCGGCCATGACCAAATCGAGCGGGATCACGGCTTCGTCGTCGCTGGTTGGAAATTCTCCGAGCACGCGAACGCGGTAGCGGTTGGAGTTCTTGCCGTAGGCGGCAATCACATCCTCGATGTGACCACGAGCGCGGGGCACGTCTTCCGATGAGACGCGCAACGTGTGCCAGCGGTCACGCAGCTTGTGGTGCGTGTCGTAAAAGAAGCCTTGGGCCTTGGTCGGGTTGCCGGTCAGCACGGCAATGGCGCCTGGTGTCGAGAGCGCGCCCTGAGCGACTTCGAAGGCGATTTCAGCAACGGCAGACGCCTCGTCGATGAGAAACACGAGGTTCTTGGCATGGAAACCCGCCAAGGCTTGCGGGTTGTCTTTCGAAGCCGTGCGGAACACCGCAAAAGCGCCCTCGGGATCGCACTTGACGCTGATCCGCTCAATCGTCACGTCGATCTGATCGGCTAGCGGCTTCGGGAGCTTCGCGTGCCACTTGTTGATCTCGGGCTGGATGGTGTCGCGCAACTGATCTCGAGAGCCCGCCGCAATCGGAACCTTGGTATCCGGCCCCATGCACAGCAGCGCATAGAGCACCAGCCAAGCCGTGAAGGTCGTCTTGCCCACACCGTGGCCGGAACGGATGGACAAGCGCTTTTTACCGTCCCGCAACGCGGTCAAGGCTTCCACCTGCCATGCCTCGGGAGCTTCCACACCAAGAACGCCCGTGACAAACGTCAACGGGTCGCGCTTGGTAGCTGCGACCATCCATGCCGTCTGCCAGGGTTCAAGGGGCTTGCTCATCAGGCCGCGTTCCCCATAGCCGCCCAAATGGCCTTGAAGCTGTCCCCTGCCTCGTGCTTGGCGGAAACGTCCAGCTTGTCGCCATAGATTTTGGGGAGCATCTTTGATAGAACCCATTTGCGTGTATCGACGCGCAACCGCGAACGCTCAATTGCTTCCTTGTTCACGACTTCGATCATCTCGCCGTTTTTGGCCCGGATTTGCATCCAGTCGTTTCGACTGTCGTCAGCAATGGAAAACAACTCGTCGGCGAGCTTTTGATACCCAACCTCGCGCGCGCGCGCGTACATGGGGCTGAATGGGTGATCGGGATCGCTCGCCCACTGCCGTATACGGCGCGGAGCAATTCCGAAACGCTCTGCCACGTCTTGCACCAGCCACCCTTCCGCAAACAGCTTTGCCATGGCGCGGCCTAGTGCGTCTGTATAACCTGATTTGCGCCGCTTCTTGCGCTTTGGCTTCTTGTTGGCAGGGGTCATGCCGTTGCCCCTGTCGCTGCTATGGCTTCTTCCAGATCAATCTGGCGAGAGCGGGCGGGCTTGGGTGCGGGCTCGGGACGCGGTGTCAGGCCCATGATCTCGGCCCAGCCAGAAAGGCGGCCAAGCTGGAAGGCGAGGTCGTCTTTCTTCATGTTGGCCTTGATCGGGATGTCTCGAAACTTGCCAGCAATGCAGATCGTGAGGCGGGCCGGGTTGGTCTGCCAAATCCAGGTTCCGGGCTCGTAGCCCATGCGGCGCAGCTCAGCGTCGATCTTTTTGCGGAAGTCAACCCGGCGCATCGGCTACCTCCGTCATGCGGTCAGCAAGCGTGGGCTTCGGCTTCACTTCGCAGGACGGCGCCCACACGCTCAAAGCCCAGCCGGGACCGAAAGCAATCGTGTCATCCTCTTCAAGCCGGGGGCTGTCCTTGTCGGCAATGCGGGGCGGGTGGCCGCAGGGCGTCACCTCGTAGGTGCAGGGCTCGTCTGCCACGATGTAGGCCAGCCGGGTTTGATCGGGGGCCGCTTCGGGCTTTGAGACCTCACCCGGTGCCACCACGGCGCGGCCAAGGTACGGCTCTTTGAGGAACTGCTGCCGGTCGATCTCGACAAAGCCCGCGTATGTGTACAGTCGGATCATGCGCCCTCCAGATCAGGGGTTGCGGTCCCGCGTCCCAGCTTGTCGTCGCGGGCGATGATGTCAGATTGCAGAATGCGCAAAGACGCCACGACGCTGGCCAGCAAGCCGTCGGCGGGGCGGGGCGCGCGGATCATTTCCGTCAGGACGGCCTTGTGACGCTCGATACAGGCGTCAAGCTCGTCCTGGCTCACATCCAGCCGGAGCGCAGAAAAAACTTCGGTCTCTACTTGCTGTTTCTTAGCCATGTCAAGCCCTCTTTTCACTTGACATAAAGGTGATTTGCTGCATTCGCAAGTTTTTATTCCGCCGCGTCAAGTAGAGCCGCGCGGAACCTTGCATCGTTACTTGCCCACCATTCGGGCGTTGCTTCGCCTTCCTTGATCTGACTGAGCGGGCGGACCTTTATACTTGCCGTGGCGCGTTTCCGGGCGGCGGTCTGATAGATCAAGCGCTGGTGGTCCCGGCTCTCGTGGATGGCGTCTATCCCCTGTTCCACCCCCTCCACCAGAGCGGCGAAGGCCGGGTCTTTGGGTAGGCGTTCGGCTATCGCTTCGCAGGCTACGGCCATGCGATGCAGAAGGCTGCTGCAATAGCTCAAGCCGAGGTGATTGAGCACCGTGCGGGGCACCCATGGTGTATGCTTGCCCGCGAGGAAGAACACGAGCGCGCGGGCCTCGTTGCCGATGGGTGTGATCTGGTGGCCGTGCGGCTGTTTCAGGATCGCGGCCGGTTCGATGCCATAGGCAGCGGCCACGAGGTTGACGATTTCGCCAGTCGTGACGTTGCTCATGCGCTGAGCTCAAACATATCTAATGTTTCAACATCCCTCTCAAGGCCCGCCCCATCGAATTGGGTGCCGCGTTGCTTCTGCTCCGCTTGCGCGGCGCGGATCGCGGCACTCAAAATCTCGACAATGCGCGAGTCCGAATAGCTCAACTTTATTGGAACCTCCAATTCGAACCAATCCACCTCACTCCTCACTACGATGCGGATGCGAGAGGGCCTCTCGTCGTGCCTCCAAAGGCACGACGCCACACCACACGAAGCAACCGCTTCACGAACAACCTGCATTTTACTCATGGGAGCACCTCATCTTTCTGTTTGTCCATTTCAATGCTCTTCACAGGAACGGCCCTGTAAGCCCTCTGTGCGTGCGCTAGGCAGTAGGAAAGGCCCGGTAGGCGTCCACCCCCACAGAAATGGAAATCGGGCGTCCCTGGCTCTCCTACGGGCCAGCGGCAGCATGTTGGCGTCAGGGTCTCGATGCTCTTTCGCTGGTGGGCTGGTGCCGGGGTGTCCGCGATGTCTGTCACCGCGTCCACCACGAACGTCCGCAGCGATGGCTTTGCAGCCCGGCCGTAAACGACGGATGTGTGCAGCTCGCGGGCAATCACGGTTGTCTGCCCGGCCGCCTTGACCTTCGTGGAGCGCTTGGCGCGAACGTGCTGCGTTGTCGGCGCCCGCTGGATGCCGAGCCTGTGAACTTTGCCGAGCACAGCCGAGCGGCTCACTGCGCCGTTCCACTTGTTGGAAATTTCCCCGGCGCTCAAGCCGGCGTCCCACAAGCGGCGCAGGCTTTCGATCCGCTCAGGCGTCCAGAAATGATGCTCGCTCATGCCGCCCTCCCCAGGATTTTTGCAGACAGCTCGTTGCGCTTGGCGAGCACGGATGCCGCGAACGCCCGCAAGGCGTTGTTGAGCGAGCTCGGCTCGCTGCTGTCGATCTTCGCGATGGCCTTGTCGATGCCTTGGGCCTCGTGGCGTAGCCGCATGACTTCGCCCTTCTCAGGCAGCCGCATTTCGCGCCGGCAAAAGTCGTACAGCCGCAAAACCCAACCCTCGCGCGCAGCCTCCATGCCGAGCGGGCTTTTGCAAAGATCAAACGCCAGCGCCAGGCGTTCGTCCGACCATTCGTTGCCCTTCGGGGCCGCCAGCAAAGGCCGTTGCGCCCGCTCGCGCTCGGCTGCGATGTCCTCGCACACCGCGAGAATTTCAGCCGGGGCAGGGAACCATCGAAAGCCCGGTTTGGTCGGGTTCCGGGTTTTCAAAATCCGGTCACCAGCCGCCATGAGGATCGGTTCGGGCCAGCCGCGAAGCTGGTCTTGCATGACGCGCAACCACGCCGCCTCGCGCTTCTCGTCGCCGTCAAACTTCGGTCGCGGGAAAAACCCTTCGACCAGCAGAATGAACTTCATCACATGCGCATCACTGCTCATGGGCATACCCCTCGATTGTCAGGATTTCAGGCTCATCGGCGGCCGTGTGACCCATCAGGCGGGCCATGCGCTGCGCTGCGGTTTCTTTCGGCACCGTGTCGCCGTGTGCGCCGTTGCCGTAGGTGCCATCCACGACCTTCGCGAAGCTGCGGGGCTGTGTCAGGAAATCCAAGTCGCAGCGCCAGCCGCGCGAGTTCCCGCCGCGCAAAAAGGCCGACCTCTCGATGTTGGCTAAGGCGATTTCGAAAGCCTGATACCCGCCATGCTCGCGGATACGGGCGGCAAGGGCTTTGCGCCGCTGAGGCGTCAAGCTGCGCGCCAAGGGCAGGCCGATGCGTTGGGCGAGGGTGTTGTAAGCCTGAAAGGCTCGGAGCGCTTCGACGGGGGCAGAGGTCGCGTCAGCGACGAGGGGCTTTGCCTCCCCCTCTTCTCTTTCTTGTTCCTTTGTTCCTTTGTTCCTTTGTTCTTCCTTATATATGTTGCCCTCTGCTTGCCCCTTGCTTGCCCCTTGCTTGCCCTCTGCTTGTCCTTTTGCTTGCCCTTCCGGCTCCATCATTGACTGATAAGTCTCGTAATTACAGATGGTTATGACGCTGGCTTGCTTGCCCTTTTGCTCGCCCTCTTTTGTACCCGGTGAAACGAGTTCGATCATGCTGTCGTTTTCGAGCTGATCGAGGAAGCGCCGGACGGTCTTTGGCGTCCAGTTCCACCGGTTGGCCAACCACGACACGGCGCCCACGAGCTGCCCGCGTTGCAGCTCCATTTTCTTGCCGCCGTTGTAGACGGACCCGGCCGCATAGCGGCACTCCATCAAGAGGTCTTCCCACGCTTCGCCTTGGGTGTGGCAACGCTTGCGGTCAGGATCGGCCGGCTTCACATGGATGCCGTGTCCCACGAGCCAATGGTCTCGGACGGACCTATGTCGCGCGATCCACCCCTCAGAAAGGGGCGGGCCGTTGTGCCCGATCTTGCTCATCGCACACCCCTCATACCAGGGGCCGGGCTCTTGCTATTTTCGTCGTCATGGTGCATAAACAAATCGCCTTCGACATGGTGTGTCTTGGCCCCTTACGGAGCTTCGCTCTGTCCCTCGTGTCCCGGTGAATTGCAGTTCACCTCGACGCCTTCGCTTCTCCCAAACCAAACAGGCCGCCTTGCAGGGCGGCCTTTTCATTCGCGTTTTCTGGCCTCCTCCAAAAGCTCCACAGCCTGCGCTTCCGTGACACTCATTTGCGCGGCTATATCCACGGTATCCATCCCTTGCCTAAACAAGTTGAGCGCCCGCGATGGTGAGTAAGCGCGCTTCTGGTGCTGCGTTCGTTCGTCAATCCAGTTGACCATTCAGTGGCCTCCTTTGGCCCATGAGGATGCGATCAGCCCGCGCGATGAGAGCTTCTGCCGACATGTCCGGCTGGCTGGTTTGGAAGCTCCGAACGAGCGCATCCCACATGCGCCGCTTGCCCTTGGGCAGCGTGTTGCGCACTCGGCAGTGAGGGCAAGCGGGGTCAGAGAAAACGCAGATCATGGTGTGCCCCTCAGTTCGTAGGCTCGATGCCGGCCACGCCCCTTGCGCCGGTCGTCAATCGTGTGGCGGATGCACCCGCACTGCTGCATAGCCAGGCTCAGCACCTTGTCGGATAAGGGTGGCCAGCCGGTCGCGGGGCGAAGGTCGTCATAGGCAGAGCGCCACACGCTGAAGGCGAGCACGGTCGCCCCAACCTCGTCGTCCATGTGGCGCAAAAATTCGAGAACGGCAGCGCGGGCGCTGTCCTGCAAAGCCTTGGCAGGGGTCGGCATGGGTTTTGCGCACGGCTTGCGGCTGACACCAAACGGCACAGCCGGAGGCGATATTTCGCCCGTCGCGATACCGCAGGCTGTATCTACTGCTCGGATAGCCTCTTGCTCGGAGACCTGAAACCACTCGCCACTCTGGCGATATTGAGCAAGGATGGTGTGCGCAATCTTTTCCGCCAGATGGGCTGTGTCGCAAGCGCGCGAGTATACAACCCTCAAGTGAGCGAACGCACCACCCTGCAAATCGTTTTTTCTGCGCTCTGGCTCCACTGACCGGCCCACTTTTACGCTTCTGTGACCGGTGCCAATCACATACAAAAATTCTGCTTTCTTCCGTTTTGCACTTTTTTGCGATGCCAGAACTAACTCTCTGATTTTGTGCAATTTGGCATGGGTGACTTCGGACGGTCGGCGCGTCCGACACGGCACCCCCACTGGTTCCTGCGTAGTTGTCACGGGTGGCGTTCCATTCGTGCCAAATTGACGGGAAAGTGTGACGCACGGGACGCAACTAGAACGCGATCAGCCTGGACCGATTGCCTATGAAAAACCCCATGGCGTGGAGCCCCCGGGCGGCGTTCATCAGTCCTTGGTTCGCTGGGGCGCCAATCACAAAGCCCCCTGAACTCCCGAGGTGCAGTGAACATCGGTTGAAGGGATGCGCTCGACGGTGATCAACTCCGCCGTGGTGGTGGCCGGTCTTGTTCGCGTGCCCTCTTGTCCGCACCAACGGACGCAGCCGCTACTTTCCCGACACTTGGCATCCCCTCACCGCTGTTCACGGCGCCTTACGCGGCCTGCTCACTTTTTTTTGGATACGCCTGCATGAACTGTTCGATCTGCTCTAGCTTACGGATGGTCAGGCCAGCGCCGCCCCGGAGGGACCGCACAAGCTTGCCGTCATTGACGGCCTTCAAGCCGAACGTGCTTTCGGCCATGCCGTGATCGCGGCAAAAGGCTGCTATCCTAGAAATCAGAGCTTCCGTGCTTGTCATGGGGCGCACATTATTGGGATATTTCCCAACTGTCAAGGGGGTGTCGGGCCTGCGCGGGCACTGGTTCCGATCAACGCGAAAGCAGCAGTGAGAAGAAATTGGGATTTTTCCCAAATTAGCCGTTGACACGAGTTGGGAAATATCCCAATGTCTACTTCACCAACGCAGCGCTGTTCCAAAGGGGCGAAGCGGGGGTGAGGGGGTGGCCCGGCTTTCGGGGTAGCCGCGTGGCGTGGGGGCGCCTGTAGCCGCCCCCTCTCATCGAACAATCAGTGCGCGCGTTCAATGGAGCGGACAATGAATGACATTCGAGGATCAGCAGAGGTTGAACGGCTGGCACGCGGCGGAGAGGCAGGAGGGTTTCGACTTCCGGCAGCCGAAACCCTGGCAGGAGGGTCACATGCTCTGGACGCAGACGCACATCGCGCAACCGTTTCTTTCGGTCCCGACAGCGAAGGCCGATCCGTCTCGCAAATGATCCGCGAGTTGGGCGATGGCGAGTTCGGAGATCAGCTTCGCGAACGTCACCGCCTTGGCGTGGCGGCTGATCTGATGTCCGAAGATGTCGCCAGCGTTGCCGCTGACATGCTCGAGATCGTGTCCCGTCTCAGTGCCTACGATGAAGATGACGCATGGGAGGTCAACGCCGCTGCGTTCGACTACCTGCAAGCTGTTGAGCGTTTCTGCCGCCGTCACATGCAATCGGGTGGATAGGAGTGCCATGCGCTGCGCCGACGTTATTCAATTCCCAATCGTTCCGCGGCGTATCGCACACGATGTCACTGAGACCGATCTAGCGTCCCGCATTCGGGCCGGTCTCGTGACAGTCGAAGAAATCCAACAGCGCTTTGAAGCGGTCGGCTTTGCCGAATGGATGGACCGGCAAGGAATGGCAATCTGGCAGAGAGGGATACGCGGTGAGTGACCTCCGGCTCATGTTCCGGACGGCTGATGATCTTGTTGAGGTCACGCGCCGCTGCAACCAAGCCAAGGCGCGGGCGATGCGCGAAGGCGCGACGTTTCGAGAGTTCATGGCCTACGAGGTTTTAGCAGAAAAACAGCAGCTTCTCGCGGGCAAGGTGATTGCTTTGCACCGCATCGCAAACGGAAAGGCGTTCGAATGACGACTCATGAATACGATTGGTGGACACGCGCTGTGTCCGGCGAAAAGGTCGAGATCAACGCCGACGCTCCACAGAGCGGCTTTTACAAGATGCGCCGCGCTAAAGATGGCCCATGGTTGCCGGTCATGATCCGGATGCACGAAGGCGAGCTGCGCTGCCGTGTGGGCAATGACAGCAACGCTGATCCTCATGAGGTGTGGACGTATTGCGCTGGCAATCCCGTGACCAAGGAAGCCGCCGCCTACGCCTTCAAACACGGCAAGTGGGAGACCGATGCGCCGACGATTGGCGATAACTCTTCCAACGCCTCGCCGCTTGAACTCTTGCGCGACTACATAGAGACCGCGCGGGCTTGGTTCAAGGGCAAGAAACTCGACACTCAAAAGGCCGTTGATGAGGCTGCGAACTACGCGGCCCAACTGACCAAGCTCAAGAACGATGCGGACCGGGAACGTGACGGACTGGTTCGTCCACATCTGGACGCGCAACGGGACATCAACGCCAAGTATAAGCCGCAGATTGAAGATGCGGACGCACTGGTGAAAACCATCAAGCGTGCGTGTGACGACTTCCTGCGAGCCGAGAAGGCACGCCTGGAGGCAGAACAGCGCGCTAAATACGCCGCTGAACTCAAGGCAGCCGAGGAGGCCCGCAAGGCCGTCGAAGATCAGCGCAAGAAACAGCTTCAAGACGATCCAATTACATTCTTCACGTCGCCGGAACCCGAAGTGCCTGCGATGCCGGTTGCTCCCGATCCCGTCAAAGTGCAGGCAGGCGGGCAGCGCGGCAAGAAAATGGCCTTGCGAACCTACACCGTACACGAGGTCACGGACTACGCCGCTGCGCTTGCATGGGCCAAGGATGATCCAAAGGTGATCGAGGCCGTGACGGCTGTGTGTGTGGCTGCTGCAAGGGCTGGTGCGACTGTTCCGGGCGTGACGACAAGGCAAGAGGAGCGCGCGGCATGAACCAAGAAGTAAAGCAAGAGGCGCGCGGCGTTGAGGCTTTGCCAGCCGTGCAATCGTTGGCTAAGGCCTACGAACTGAGCGCGGCTGCGTTTGTCTACACCTTCAAGACAGTAGCCATGCCAACGCCGCACACCGATGCGGAGTTCGTCTCGTGCTGCCTTGTCGCCAAGGAACACGGCCTCAACCCGCTGACCAAAGAAATCTATTTCATGAAAACGAAGTCGGGCCAAATCCAGCCCATCGTTTCCGTGGATGGTTGGGTCCGCAAGTGCAACGAGCATCCCAAGTTTGACGGCATGGAGTTTTCCGATGTGCTGGACGATAAGGGCGGGCTGGTTGCTGTGACGTGCACGATCCATCGCAGCGACCGCAAGCACCCGACGCGCGTTACGGAATACCTAGAGGACGGGTTAAAGGTTGGCGGACCTGTCTGGAAGATCGTTCCCCGTCGTATGTTGCGACATCGCGCGCTGACACAAGCGGCCCGCTATGCCTTTGGCTTCGCAGGCGTCATGGATCGCGACGAGTTCGATCAGTGGCAGGCCATGCGGGACATCACGCCCCCCCAGGCCGCACCGCTCGAAATACCGGACGATATTCCGGACGGCACAAGCTCCCGTTCTGGCACAAATGGCACGAAAGTCGCTGAAAATGGCGCGAATGTTCCCGCTCGGGAACCGGACACAGAACCGGACAATCAGGACGAACTCGCAGACCCGGAAGGCTTCATTGCTAAGCTGGCGGACGATCTCGCGCTGTGTTCATCCGTCGAAGAATTGGACGAGATCAAGCAGCACAACGCCGAACTGATCGAACGGCTGCCCAAGGCTCACAAGGCCAAGGCTCAACAGATGATTGAGGAGGCGTCCCCATGAAAGAGCATGTCCTAGTCGTCCTCGGCATTCCTCGCGAAGAGGATAGTCCAATGCCTGCCACCGTCACGGAATGGCCCACCACACGCCGCAGCCGCAAGGCGTCGTTTCAGTACCTCTCTCCAGAACAGCTCGCCGCCATGGGGCCGGATCAGACGGCGATCTGGGAAGCTGAATATATCGACGGCCGGTATTGGCTCAGCAAGCGGTTGCCCAACAAAGCCCCGCCTGATCCGCTGCGCCGGGCTCGGCCCTTGGTCCTTGACGAAACGGAGATACCATTTTGAACAGAGCCCGCCACTCTCTCAGCATCCAGATCGCGGCCTTGAATGAGGCCATCGCGCTCGCGCGTGACGGCACACGGGAGGCCCTTGAAGATGCCCGGCACACGATCCAGCGCGTGAAGGATCAGCGGCACTTGCTGGCGATGTTGAGCGAGTTGAAGCGGAACGATCCAGACCTCTTTGCAGCGCTCTACACGCTGTCAACAGAGCAGCCTGGAACGTCGATCACCGATCTGAGAAGGATAGGGCTGTGAGAAGCGCCTGGCATCATGACCCGCGCATCAGGCTAAGTCCGCAGCAAACGGCAAAGCTGTTTCTGGAGCGGAACGGGTGCTGCCGAGAGTGTGGGCGCAAACTCGGCCCCGCTGATGATTGGATTGTCGAGCACATTATAGCGCTCGAAAACGGCGGCACGAACGATTGGGACAATCTCGGGATTACAGGTCTTTGCTGCAAGGCGTCGAAAGATGCCAAGGACCACGCACAAGCGGGGAAGCAACGGCGCACGGCCACGAAACATCTGGTTTCCAAATCCATGCGCAAGCGGTCGGCTTTGGGAAAGAAGCCTGGCACTCGATACGATTGGCAAGCGGGCAGATATGTGAGGAGCGATGACACCACTTGAGCGCCTAGACGCCCTGATTAATCGCGGGGTTTTTTACGATTGCGATTGGGAGACACTTAGAGCCGTGAGGGATGAGCTTGCAAAGAGGGGCAATGATGACGAGTGAGAGCAAGCACACGCCGGGGCCTTGGCACATCGTGCCGTATGGGGATGGCGACCAAAAGGTAATCTGCAGCGATAAGGCTGGAAATTGGCGCATTGCCTTCATGGCAACTTCATCAGGATCGCTAGAGGAACTTGCTGAGATCAGAGCAAACGCCCGCCTTATAGCAGCGGCTCCAGAGCTACTAGATGCGCTGTCTGATCTTATCGGGTCACTAGAAATCACGTGGCGCAATGGCTTTGTTGCCATTGAGGATGTGCAGAAGGAAGTCGAGCACGCCCGTTCTCTTATCTCTAGGGTAAGGGGGGAGACATGAGCGACTTTGAAACCATGCCGATAGACCAGTTTGTCGCGATGTGGGTGCGCAAGGCCGTCGAAGCAGAGCGTGAGGCGTGCGCAAAGGTGGCTGATGACTATGCGACAGCCAATGCATCATATCTAGTCAGCAGATCCGTAGCATCAGCTATCGCCTCTGCCATCAGAGCCCGTACAGGTGAGACATGAAGTACGAAATCAAATCACGATGGACCGCCGGCCGTGTAGTTTTTGCGGCTGAGATTGAGTGCAGCGAGAGCGATAGAGAAGGCGTTAAGCTCGGACGAGCTGTGCAGTTAGCTGTTAAAAGCAATGCCAACCTGAGCGGTGCCACCCTGAGCGATGCCTACCTGCGCAATGCCTACCTGCGCGATGCCAACCTGAGCGGTGCCGACCTGAGCGGTGCCGACCTGCGCGGTGCCGACCTGCGCGATGCCAACCTGAGCGGTGCCTACCTGAGCGATGCCGACCTGCGCGGTGCCAACCTGAGCGATGCCGACCTGCGCGGTGCCAACCTGAGCGGTGCCTACCTGAGCGGTGCCAACCTGCGCGGTGCCA